GGTTCCCCCGTGTCGTGGCCACTGTTGTCCATCTATAGCGCCTTTCTCCATGCGGAGTCGGGCAGCGACGGATGGTACGCTGTGTGTGGTGACGACTACTTAGGCTGTCACACGTACGCTACGTATCGACGGTACCTCGCTATACGCGACGCAACTGGCGCCGAAGGGTCTCCTGGAAAGGATATCTTTGGAACCAGGAGTGTTGGGTGCTTCGCTGAAGAACTCATCACTTTAGGTCGCAAGCGTTGGATACCGACCGTATCTGTTAGGGCCGTCTTGGGAGACCCGAAGTCCGGCGTACCCGCCTGGACCCAGGGTCCTCAAGTAACGGAGGCGTTGGCACGCCTTCGCCTACCAGATACCGATACTGCGCGTATTAGTGCGAAGTTGCACGCAACTTCCATCTCCATTCTCCGGCGGAACGGGATTGATCCTAGTGGTCCGCGTTGGTGTGGAGGAGCCGGTTTTCCCGGTTTTCCTACACAACAGACGCTCACTCGAGCTAGAAGGATGACCTCGCAGTCTCAGAAACAAGTTACCAAATGGATAGCTTGCTATGAGGGCGCTTGGTCTCTCTCTAGCGGGAGTGAGCAGCTGGCCAACGACGTGGCCGAGGACATTCACCGTAACCGCGAGTACCAAAGAGAAACAGACGTACTAGGGGATTGGGGGCCTATGCGCGATATTGTATTGTCGCGTATGAGCACTCTTTCCTGGGTTTACTTCCTCGCTGGTGCTGTAAAGCGCGAGCTGAGGGTGAGTATACGTTCTGTAAAACAGAGGTTAACTTCTGTGAACGAGGCAATCGCCCAAGCGGGCTATTGGTTACCCTCGGACATTAAGGTTGTCTCTGGAAGTGGTATAATACGTCGGCTCAATGAGTTAGAGCCAATGGGACGTCCTGTACCATTTTCTTCTCTTATTAGGTCCATCGAGCTCCCTGGCTCCAGCCCCTCTCCTCGCGTAACCGGCAAGAAGAGGACTGGTCCTGGCACTCCCACATGGGGGGCGCCGAGAAAAAGGCCAAAGCTCAGTGTGATTTAGTACTAAACTACTCTGGTCAGTTTGTAGAGGAGATCGTTCATACACGAATGAC